CTTTAGATATAACAGGACCACCTAATGCAGAATTTGTAGCAAGTTTTAATTATGAATCTGCACATAGTGGAGGAGTTAAAGATACTTCTAATCAAGAAAATGGTCTTGTAACTATATCAGGTAGAAGTATGAATAGTAAAATAAATGCAGAAATAGAAATATTAGGATTCGTATAGGAGGAATAAATGGCTACATCAACATTCAGTTATGCAACACAAGCAAATTTTAAGGATTACTTTCCTCATTTAGTTAGTATGTCTGATAATAAAACACCTGTTTATAATTTTAATCAGTTGTTTACTCATGGTGGTAACGAACTATATGAAGCAGATAATACAGGTTTAGTAGAAGTTTTATTTAAAGATGGACAAGACCTTACACCATACCAAAAAACTGAGAATTATACTGATTCTACAACAAATACTAATGAAGCATTAGATGTTATAGAAACTGCAATAGATGTGGTAGATGGTAGTGTATTTGCTTATGGTGATATTATTAAGATAGATAATGAAAAAATGTTAGTAACTAATATATCTTCTAATACTATAACAGTAGAAAGAGGATTTTTAGGCACAACAACTGCTACTCATACAACAAACACAGATGTATATATTGGTGTAACTTGGACAGAACAAAATCAATGGTTATATAATGCAGGTTGTGATGCTTTGTTATTTTATGCTACAGATATAGATCCAAATAACTTAGCAATGGAATCAGGTAGTGATTTTGAAACATTTATGAATAATCAACTATATAGAGCATCTATGGAACTTAATAACATGCTTGATGGTAGGTTTCCTAACCCTGTTCCTAAGACTTTTATACATTCAGATACACCAAGTTCAGACAATGCAGAATATGATGCAATACTTGTTAAATTGACTTGTTATGTATTAGCAGTAAATATGCTAAGATCAAGTGGAGATTATGAACAAGCAGAAATAGTACAAAATGAAATTACTAATATTGATCGTACAGGTATGGTAGATAAATTAAATGCAGGAGAGTATAAATTAGCATTTGAAACTGATAAAACAGATTCATCAGGAGATATTATTGAAGTTACAAACACAGGTTCTATGAATTTAGTAGAAACTTATGGAGAATGGACAGGCATAAGATATGATAGAGTACAAATTATATGTACTACTGCAGGTGCTTATGGTACTGCTAAATATTCTATAAAAACATCAGATAGTAGTGCATTATATGGAACAACCACAACAGGACAAGATGTTACAGGTGGACTTGATTATATTGGTAATGGCTTATACATAAGATTTGAGGGTAATGCTATGGCTGAAAATGACAGATGGGATATAGAAGTTAGAAATTATGCCTTAAAACAAACAAACTCACAGGGTACAAGATCTATAAATTCTATAAGAAATGATTTACAACCTGCTAAAATAACACCAAGAAGGAATAGATATTAATGGCTATAACATATGATAACGTAGCATTTGGTAGAATTGAAGAAGCATTACAACAATATGTGGACAATGAGTTCAATAATGTGTATATAAGTCCTAAATTTGTTGATAGAGGTAGCGAATTTATTAGGATTAATCTTTTAGCAAGTGATAATGTGGAATCTACTAATGCTTATGAAATAAGGGCATATTCGGTTGTTTTAAGATATTACCATAAATGCGACATGAGCCAAATAAGAATTAATGAAGCAGTAAAAAAGAAGTCAGACAGATTAAAAAAACATTTACAAGACAAACAGACTTACTCAGATAATTGGGCAGAACTAAGTGTAGATTCAATTACTTATGATGTACAAGATGATGAGAATACTGATAAAGAAAATTTGTATATAATAGAATATACATTAACAATAACAAACTATAACCATTTCAATTAGGAGAAGTTATGAAACTTAAAGCAACAGGTGCTTTTAAAGAGTTAAAAAACAAACACTTTGGAGTACATAAGGTTAAGGCATTGGAATCAGGTAATGTTTTAGAGATAACATCTCCTGAAGAAATTCCTGCTGAAGTATTTGCTACTTTAGAGGAAGTCGGAAAACCAAAGCCAAAAACAGAAAAAAAAGTAGCAAAAAAGACTACGGAAGGAGATAAATAATGGCTCAATCAAGCAATTATCAACCATCACAAAATATAGAAGTATTTTATCAAAAAGAATCAGCAGTAGGAGATCAACCAAATGATACAGGATTAAAAAAATTGCAAACAACATCATTTAGTATTCCTGAAGCAAGTGTGCCTGTAGAATATTCAGCACAAAGAGCAGGTACTTTTGTACAAACTGCAAGTCAAGGACATCATGCTCAAGGTACTAAAATGTGGACATTTGATACTACATTAAGAGGAACACCTGATTCAGTATTATTAGCAACAGAAGCAGTATTTGAACAGGCTTCAAGTGAAGCAACATTAAATAATGATTATGCTTTTCCAACTGCAACTTATAAAAATGGAGCAAGTAGTGCTTCAACATTTGAGTTTAGATTTCTAAATGCAGGTGCAGATTCATCTGAATCAGATCCATTAGAACATATGGTACTACAAGGTTGTGTAGGTACAGGATTTACACTAACAGAAGATATTGGTTCTGAAGGTGGAGAACTTGTATGTACTATTAATTGGGCAACAGGTTTTAGTCCTACATATAGTGGAGATGCTATTTCAAGTAATTCTTATGATGAGGGAACACCAAAAAACATAAGAAGTTTAGCAGCAGGTAGTACAGGTATTAATGGTGGTGCATTAGAAGAACTTGTTATACAATCTTGGGAATTATCTGTAACAAGAAATATAGAAAGAATCCATTACAAAGACCAAACAGATGGTAGTTTTGAGCCATTTGGTTATGCTATGGTAGGTGGATTTGAAGTTACAGGTTCTATGACTGCAATAAGAAATGATGATATATATGATTTACTTGCTAAATTCTACGATAGTAATACAGTAGATATTAACATAGCAGAATCATCAGGTTTTGCAATAGCACTTGATAAATGTTTCTTAAATGAACCATCTATAGATAATGGTGGTGCAGTATTAATGGAAACAATACCTTTTACAGTAGTAGGAGCAGATAATATTGGTTCTACTGTTAAAATGTTAGGTATAACAATAGCATAATAACAAGGAGAGAGCATGGCTAATAAAATAGATCTTGTTGTAAAACGAGATGGTAAAACAGAATCTAAAAGGGAAATAACTCTAAAAGATATTAATCTTGATGAGAGATGTGAACTTGTAGATTTAATGATGCAAGTATCAAGTGATAAAAATCCTAAGATGTTTACAAGTATGGTAAACTGCATAAGGATTGGAACAGATATGACTGATGAACAGATTAATGACTTTACTAATGAAGAAATCATTGAACTATTCAAGGTTATAGGAGATGCTTTAAACAAAAAAAAGTAGATGAGATTCTATTTAGACTAAATGTATGGTATTATTATAAAGGTTGTGAACTCGTAAAAGACTTTGCAACCTTCCCATACAAAGCAAGAAGCCTAACATTAGGCAAAGAAATAGAATTTAATAATATAGAAGATGTTTATGAAGAACTATGTAGATGTTATGATAAATCATTTAACAAATACCCTTTGGGAGAATCATTATATGTTTCACACTTATTTTATTCCAACCCTACAGACTTGTATGATCATAATATCCAAAATAGAATCAAAAAAGTTCAATATTCTTTAGAATCTAAAACACCTATATATTCTACTGTACAAAACACTCCTGCATCTGTTATAGATGAATTTTTGATATATAAGCATGAATCTAAACATTGTATGCAACACTTAGCACAAGAAAGACAGAAAGAAAAAGATGGCGATAAAAAACGAATACGTACTTAATTTTAAATCTAAAGGTGTTAATAAGACTAAAAGCGAAGTTGACAAACTTGATAAAAGTGAAAAGAATTTAGAAAAAAGTTCTTTAAAACTAAAAGCAGGTATAGCAGTAGCAGGTGTTGCAATTTTAGCAATGGGCAAACATGCTATATCAACTGCTGCTCAATTTGAAACTTTAAAAGTACGACTAATATCAATGTATGGTTCAGTAAATGCAGGTACAAAAGCATTCCAAAACTTTGCAAGAGTTGCAGCAACAACACCATTTGCAGTTAAATCAGTAGTTGAAGCAGGAGCGCAGTTAAAAGCATTTGGTTTAGATGCAGAAGCAAATATAAAAGGTGTTGCAGATTTAGCAGCATTTATGGGTACAGATGTAGTAGAAGCAGCCAATGCTATGGGTAGAGCATTTGCAGGTGGTGCAGGTGCAGCAGATGTGTTAAGAGAAAGAGGTATATTA